AAATGCAAAAAGATATTGCTGCAGGATGGTATGTGACAGAAGATGGTAGAACTACATCTGTTGCACATTGGTTAGAAGAAGATGAATTTGAACAGAATGGTGGAGTCATGAATCATGAAATGGTTGATGGTATACAGAAAAGAAGAAAACCATTTACATGTGATTACACAGGGTTTGGATGGGTAATGATCAAGAAAGGTGTGTTTGAACATCCTGATATGAAGTATCCATGGTTTGCCCCACAAATGCAGGTTTTTGAATCTGGTGCAGTGCAAGACATGTGTGGTGAAGACGTTTCTTTTTGTCTTGAAGCAATCAAAGCAGGATTCGAGATTTGGTGCGATCCAACCATAAGAGTGGGACACGAGAAGATGAGAATTATATAAGTAGGGTTGTAATGTTAAATATACAACCAACAAAGATGGAAAGATACGATATATACTTGCAGGGTGAGAAAATCCGTTCTGACATTGATGAAGAAGAGATGCTTGATGTAACTCAAGAACTTGCAGAACAATTTTATCGTGACGGAACTCCACACCCTGACGACATCGAAGTCAAATACCTTGGTTTAGACAGAGAGGACTAATGTCCTCTTTTTTTTGTATAATTATTATTAGCGATAGTTTATTATGTCAACATTAATCTGCAATCTACCCGCAATCCATGTGTGGGTAAGAAAAGAATATTTAAGAGACCATAAAGACGGACATGGTGAGTTTGTAAAAGGAGTGTGGGTATCTGCAAAGTCTATGCCCGGTCGTGCTTTTTACTTTGAAACGTATTTGTATGAATATGCTGCATTATTTGATAAACTACCAATCTCTGCTTTTGTCTCTTCTCCTAAGACACCTGATCCTGATATGAATTTAATAAATTTGCAATTTTGGAACTGTATGGACTATGGAGTTACAGCAATTACAAAATCAATCATCGGAAGTGCAGATTACGAGATTAATACTCGTGATTTCGGAAGCATTAGAGGAGAATACATTTGCACACTGGACAATTACCATGACTCTGCAGATAGCATTGACTGTTCTACTGCTGAGACTCCTGCAGAACATAAAAGTCATAACCTGATTGCACTAAACAATGGTCAGTTCGCTCTGTATCCCAATAACAGGATGAGAATCTATGATAACAGTATGACACCCCCCAAACCTAAAACACCAGACTTCAAGGTCTCTACAAAGTACTATCAGGTTGAGTGTGGACATGATAATCTAGGTCTTGGTGATCAAGAAGATTATTTCTGGAAGACTCAGAAGGACAGAGCAGTCATGGCAGACATAGATGATCAATATTATCACCATTTTCAAGATCAACATAAATCGGATGAAAGATAACTCGTAGCAACTGTCTAAATAGCACTAAATATACGAGTATTGTATAAAAGTGCCTCTCAATAAAATATCAAGAGGTTTTCGGGATATATCATTATCCTTCAAACGTCACCCTGTTACAAGAGATTTGCTTCCTCTTAAAAATGAGGATGCAATCAAACGTTCTGTGCAAAATCTTGTTAGAACAAAGATTGGTGAAGTATTTTTTAGAAATGACATTGGCACCCGTATCACTGGGGCATTATTTGAATTAGGAAACTCCGATTTCATTGATCCTATTTCTACTGAAATTGAAACTGTAATAACAAACTTTGAACCTAGAGTAAATCTAACAGATGTTAGTGTTGAATCAAGACCAGACGAGAATTCTTTAAATATTGAGATATCATACAACATCGTTGGGTTATCTTTACCAACGCAAACAATAAACTTTATATTAGAACCGACTAGACTATAATGGCTCTCAATCAATTCACAAATCTCAACTTTGAAGATATAAAAACTTCAATCAAAGATTATCTGAGGCAAAACTCTAATTTCTCAGATTTTGACTTTGAGGGATCTAATCTGTCTGTTCTTATTAATACATTAGCATATAATACTTACATCACGGCATATAATACCAATATGGTTGCGAATGAATCATTTATTGATTCAGCAACACTCAGAGAGAACGTAGTATCGCTTGCAAGAAACATAGGTTACGTGCCTAGATCAAAACGTGCTGCTGTAGCAACTGTTTCTATTAACATTACTGGAATCTCAACAACAAATACGTCAATAAGTATTGATGAAGGGGTTATTGCAAACTCTGGAGTGAATGGTGTCAACTTTATATATTCTTTACCGCAAAGAATAACTGCTCCTTCTGTGTTTGGTGAATCTAATGGATTTCTCCAAATATATCAAGGTCAACTTTTGGAGAAGCAATGGGTTGTAAACTTATCACAAGCAAACCAAAGATATGTTTTACCGAATGATAGTATTGACACATCCACACTCAGAGTGTATATCAGAGAAAGTGAATCAAGCACTATCGAAACAGAGTACAAAGAAATTGACAGTATTGTCGGCATAACTTCTACATCTAACACATTTTTGATACAAGAGACAAGTGATGAAAAGTATGAACTTCTTTTTGGAGATGATATATTTGGGAAGAAGTTACAGGCAAACAATGTAATTAGAGCAACTTACATCAAAACAGATGGTAAAGAGGGTAATGGTGCGTCAGTCTTTAATTTTGTAGGTGCAATAAAAGATGAAAGTGGTGCACTTATACCGACTGCTGTAGCAAGACTACGAGTTTTGACGCCTTCTGAGAATGGAGATGATATAGAGAGTGTGCAAAGTATAAGAAATTACGCACCTAGAAGATTTGCAGCACAAAATCGTGCGGTAACTGCTACTGATTATGAAGCATTACTCCCCTCAATATATCCAAATATAGAATCAGTAAGTGCATATGGTGGAGAAGATCTAAATCCACCTCAATATGGTCGTGTCTTTATCGCAGCAAAACCGAGAAATGGTAATTTTTTAGCGAAGTCTACGAAAACAGATTTATTAAGATCTCTCAAAAGTTACAGTGTGGCAGGAATTGTACCATCCTTTATAGATCTCAAATTTCTGTACGTTGAATTAGATTCATATATTTACTACAATACGAACTTTGTTGGGGACTCTGATACTCTTAGATCTAAGATAACTGATTCAGTAAATCAATATTCTAAGTCTGGAGAGTTGAATAAGTTTGGTGGTAGATTCAAATACTCTAAAATGACTTCAGTTATTGATGCTGTTGACAATTCTATTACATCCAATATTACGAATGTATTAATTAGAAGAAATTTAAAATCAATGATAAATGTCTTTACACAATATGAATTGTGTTTCGACAATCAGTTTTATAATGAATTAGACTCTTACAATATCAAGAGCACAGGTTTTAGTGTTTCAGGGATCGATGGAACGGTCTACATCGCCGATAAAGTGATTCAAGGATCAAATACAGGCAATCTATTCCTATTCAAACTCACAGACGATATAGACGTCGAAATTGTATCTACTAATGTAGGCACTGTAGATTACAAGAAAGGTGAAATACTTATCAACACAATAAACATAACTTCAACACTTTTACCAGAAAATATTATTGAGATACAAGCAGTGCCATTATCAAATGATGTTTTGGGAAGAAAAGAATTGTTTTTACAACTTAGCACCGAAAAAAGTAATTTTACAATGAGACAAGACCTTATCTCATCTGGAGCAAACGTATCAGGAACAAGATTCGATGTGCAATCAAGTTACAGTAATGGAAACAAGGTAAGGGGTGCTATAGTGACAAGTTCATCAGGTAAAGGTAAATTAGTAGGATATGTCAACGGTCAACCTTATTATGGTGAGTTTCATAGTATGCCAGATGGCACTAAAATGACCGGTTCTACTCACTCAGTAAATAGTGTACAGATTCGTGATACTCTTAATTTTGTATCTCCTGTGAATACTTCTTCTACCACGACATCATCAACTTCGTCATCAACAAGTTCATCGCCAAGCAATTATAGTAGCGGATACTAATGATAGAAACCTCACTATCCAGAGTCAAGATACAAGAAGTTATTGAAAGTCAGATTCCTGAAGCGATAGATTCTGACAATCCTTTACTTGGAACATTTCTAAAGCAATATTACATATCACAAGAGTTTCAAGGTGGTCCAGTAGATATTGTTGATAATTTTACTGACTATAAAAGTGTTGATTTTCTCAACAAAGACAATCTTACTGGATTTACATCAACGTCTCAATATACTCGAAAGTTTGATAACACAATATATGTAGATTCTACAACGGGGTGGCCTAGTAAGTATGGTTTGCTCAAAATTGATGATGAGATAATCACCTATACTGGTATAGGTTCTACTTCATTTACAGGATGCGTTAGAGGATTTAGTGGTATTGAAAATAGCGAGAAAACAAACTCTCCAGAATTTCTTACATTCTCAAAATCAGGTATCAGCACTCATGCAGAGAATGCAAAAGTAAAAAATCTAAGTAATATTTTTCTACAAAAGTTTTTCACAAAAGTAAAAACACAAATATCTCCGGGTTTTGAGGATAGATCATTTACAGGAGATTTAAATATATCAAATTTCCTAAAACAGTCAAAAGATTTTTATACTGCTAAAGGAACTGAAGAAGCGTACAAAATATTATTTGGAACTCTTTATAAGGAAAAAGTTGAATTAGTCAAACCTCAAGAGTTTCTCTTCAAACCATCAGATGCAGAGTATTCTGTCAATGATGTGCTAATTTGCGAACGTATATCAGGTGAACCAGAAAAGATTGTTAATCAAACAATTACTCAAGGAAATGCAAGTGCATCAGTATATCAAGTAGAAAAAATTGTTCTTCAAGGAAAAACTTACTATAAGATAAGATTGTCTTCTGATACAATTGAAGGATCTTTCAAACCTGTAAATAGAACTCGTCTTACATCAAATATTGAAAGTGGAGATGATATAGTATGTGTAGACTCTACAGTTGGATTTGCTAAATCTTCATTTTTCAATATAGGGAGACGAAGATACGACTATACTGACAAAACTCTTACAGAATTTTTAAACGTAACTGGTTTTGGCAACGCAGCAGTGGGTGATAACGTTGATTCAGGTGGTTTGGCATTTGCATATCAACCCAATAGAGCAAATCCTGCAGAACTTAGAATATTGAATTCTATTATAGGTTTTGAAGGAACTGGAATTCTTCAGCAAAAAGGTAGTGAATATAATATTAAGACTCTTGGTATCAAAAAGAAAGATATAAGATATAGCCAGTGGTTGGAGAATATTGCAACTAAACACACAGTAAAAGACTTCAAGACAATATCAGCAGGTAATTTTGAACTTGTATTGACTGCGAAACACTATTATAAGAAAGGGCAACCCATATCCGTAATAGACATCGATGGTCAGAATCAAGATGGCGTTATTACAGGAATATTGAATGATCAAGTTGTGTATATAAGTGCACCATCTCTTTTAGCGGGCAATCAATATTACATTCAAGCAAATTTATATAAACAAAATAATAATGTCGCTAATATTCAAAATACCTACGCACAAGGTGACACTGTTGTTGTAGCATCAAATAGTTTACCTCATTATTCAATAGATGTACAAAAAAGAATTAGAAACTTTAGCACATCTGGAATTTCTACAAGATCTCAAGTAATTACAATACCAGATCACAATTTACAGAATGGTGATATCGTTCTTTATAATCCTATTGTATCAGGATCCCCTGTAGCAGGTCTCAGCACCGGTCATTCATACTATGTGACCAATCTAACCTCATCTTCTATTTCACTCTCTCTATCGGCAGAGAATGCTCGTAGAGGTCAATATGTTACTGTTTTTGATACTCCTGATATTGGAACTAACACTAATCACAATCTCACTCCATTTGAAGTTGGTTTTGGAACTATTGGTGCCCAAAAAATACTTCGTAAGTTTAAAAAATCAGAATACGGATCTTCTAAAAATAAAACTGAAACAGGTAAAGGTGTAGGACTCTTTGTAAATGGTGTAGAAGCATATTCTTATAAATCTTCTGATAAAATTTACTATGGATCACTAGAAACAGTAGATGTATTGAATACCGGATCTGATTATGATGTAATCAATCCTCCTCGCATTTCAATACAGCAGAATCTT